GTTATGCGGTAAAAGTAGCCCTTTTACTCTTCGTTTTCAATATATTTGCTGGATTTAATTATCCGGTCCAGCTGGGCCTTGATTCCTGTATCTAGGAAAGTCTGTGTCTGCCCTTGGGTTACCTGTGCAATGCCACCTACACTGCCTCCCTCGTAGACCAGTCGTGCCTTTTCCTTGTCGCCAATCAGTACAGGCTGGTTGTCAGGCTTGCCGCGCAAGAAGCCAGACTCCTGCTCGTTTTGATGCTCACAAGCGCCTATCATTTTGTTTGGGTACTTGGTCGGCGGATTTACCGTGAACCCCTGGTAGATTTTCAAAAAGTGATTCTGAATGAACGGATATTCTTTGCCATCCAGTGTGGTTATCTTCACCCAGCCACCCAGGCGCTCAATGGCTGCGTGAATTTTTGGATCGTCAAATACCACCGTTCGGTAGTTTCCAATGCAGCGAATAGCGTAATCCACTTTTGCCCATGCTTCGCCGGCTGCCGACTGGCTGCTGCCAGATATGTGCTTGATAACATCGCTTGGCTTTGGCGGGAACTGGCCAGTGTCTGGATTTTTGACGTGTCCAGAAAGGCCGCAACGGATATCTTCTAGGTTGTAATTTTCCATTGAGCTGAAAAGCATTTCCAGCATTGGCTGCGTCATATCTTTGCCGTACATCGCGTAGGCTGCTATCCAGATGCGGCCAAACTCTTTTTTGTCAGTATTGGTCATAGGTTTCACCTTCCCCTGCAAAGTCTCTGACGGCTTGCTCGTTTCTTTCTTCAAGAAGCTGCTGCTTAGATTTTATCTGCTGTCCGTTGAACCCCACTTGCTGGTTTGGCGCTTTAGAATTTCCTCCCACCTGGTTAACCATCCATTCCGCTTTGAATCCTCGCCAGCATTGTGTGGCTGCCAGTTCTCCGCATTGGTCTACAGTAAATCCAAGATCCACGGCTTTGTGCAGTTCCTTTCCGATTGTGTTGATGGCCGTTTGGCTGTTTGCGCCTTTGGCTTTTTTTCTGGCAGCCATCCAGTCAAAAAGTATTTGTGGCTCTGGAATTTCTGGCCAGCTGGAGTAATCAATTTCTGGCTTTTTGCTCCTTGGCGGTGAAACGCTTGGAACATCGGCGGGGTTTTCGCTCGCAGGCGCAGGCCGCTTTTGATCTTTTTCTTTATATGTATCTGTATCTGTATCTGTATCTGTATCTGTATCTATATCTATATTCGTTGCCTTCTCGTTGCCTTCTCGTTGTAACGGTCGTTCAACGGTCGTTGGCTTCTCGTTGGGATTCCGTTTGTCTTTCTCTTGTTGTGACCGCTTTCTTGCCTCTGCTGACGCTTTCCCGGCAAGCACCCGCTGCTCTTGCGAATCCTTTACCAGCTTTAGGTCACGCTCTACCCTTGCCTGCTCCCACTCCGTCCCATTGTCGTTGAAGAACTCGGCCAACGAAGCTTCAACGAGAATCCAACGGTCGTTGGACAGTCGTGCAATTCTTGAAAGCCTGGATTTAGGTATTGGTTTACCTGTTTGCCAGTAGTTCATTAACAAAAGCAAATATGCGCCGTGTTCCTCCGTGGTCAGGTGCATGGTGTCGGCCAGGTAGTCAGCAACGTAAAGCTGCATGTATGGAAGTGCTGCCACTACGCCACCTGCTCTTTGAAATAATTCTCCAAAGTCTTAACTGTGTTGTATTTTGGATTGGTGTTTGATCCGCTTCTGATTGTTGAGAGCGTGACGTAATGCACTCCGGTCCTTCGTGAAACCTCTTTCAGATTTCTGTCTTTTAAAATTTCCCTTATCTGTTCAATGGTCATGTTACGTTTCTCCACTAAATTTATTGCACAGGTTGATAGTAGACTATTATTGATGGGCCGCAAAATGCCGGCACTAACTTTGTTTGTCCGTGCCGGCACAGAATTGTATTGTGGGTTGTCGCTGGCGGTTATCTACTCCTGCCGCCAGCGTGATTTCCTCTTTTACGGGCTGCTTCGGTGGCCCGTTTTTATTTCAGGCCCAGGCCAAACCGTGCAATCAGTAAAGCGTCTGCCAGTGCCTGGCCTTTTCCCTTTAAGTTCAGATCCGGTATGCCCGGGTACAGCTGCAGGCATCGCCCGCGGCTTGCGTCCTTCTCCTTGCCAAGTATCCCAGCGTGACGTTTCCAGACTTGCGGGGTTATGTAGGTGGTGGGTATTAGCAAAGCACCTACACAGCCCTTCACAGAGCCGTAGGCGTCACCAAACTTGAATGCTGCAGATGCCGCCTGCTTCACGCCGTTCTTGTTCATGCCCTGCACTTTTTCGATGAAGCAATGCGAAATGTGTCGGTTGCTCAGGAACTGGACCACCGCGGGTACGTTCACCTCTTTGCTGGTACCCACTACTGCAGTGGGCATGTGGGCGTGGCCAATGTATTCGCCTTTGTCGTCCACAATTGCGATTGCGCCGGTTAGCCCAGGGTCGATTGCTGCGTAGAGTTTCATAATTTCAGTATCCCTGATTGAATTAGCAGCCTTGTGGTGCGGGTCTGGCTCCGGCGCATGTACCATTGCTCATACGCTTGTTCGCCCTCCGGCCAGGGTTGCCGGCCATCCAGTACATCGTGACAAGCGCCGCAGCCGAAACCGCCTGATACATCGTCTGACTTCCTTCCCATACCGTGGCTTTCGTCAGGGAAATGAGTAAACACGGTTGTCGCTGGGTCATAGTTGCAGGCGCCGACAATGTTCAACGTGCAATCCTGTCCCCGCGCCGCGCCTGTTATCTTTTTGCTTTTAACCGCCATGATCCCTCGCTATCTGTCGAAACCGATTAATTCCATGACCACCTGCTCAACGTGCGATTCACTGTCGAAGGTCTGCTTTAGCACCAGATCCCAGCAAGCGGCAAATATCGCTTTGTACATTTCTTGGAATTTTTGCTCCGTCATATTCTTGTAGGCCCAGCTTCTGGCCATGCGTTTCGGCCCTGCAGGCGTTAACACTGTGTCGCAGTAACCGGCTTCAATCGTTATAAACTCTCTGAACGACTCAAAGCTGCGCTCGGCAGCCATGTTCTGCCTGTTTGCATTGACGTGCTGCAGGTAGGTTTTACACAGCGCCCTGGCTGCGTCACGGTCGACACCGTTGCTCACCATGAATTTACCCAGGTTACCCACGGTCTTGCGCTCTATCGTGCTGACAAAGTTCTTTGGCTCCCAGTAATCGAACGAAAGCCTCACCAGTGCCATGGCCCGCTTGTGATTCTCGAAGTTGCGAACAACCACGGTATCTACGCCAATCATCTGATCTGTTGGCAGCGCGCGAAGCGCCACCGCTGACGCTTCATCGGCGGGTACCAGCATATCGCCCCGCCGCCTCATTATGATTCTCTCACTCATTGCGAGCCTGTCCCTTATCCGTGATGACGTTTAATCATCCCAACCTTATGCCCAAGTGATTAGGCATTAACTAAGATTGGGTCGACTAAAAGGTATGTCGTCGTCGAAGTCGTCATTCGGTGGCGGTGCCTGGTTATTAGTCTGGCCACCTTGCTGCTGTTCAGCGTGAGTCTGCCCGCGCTGGTGCTGCTGGTTATTTTGCTGGGTTGTGTTCGGGTATTGCTCCTGCATGTGCGGCTGCCGCTGGTAGCCCTGCTGTTTATTCTGCTGCTGCGCCGGCGGCATCTGCTGGTTGTTCTGCGGCATTTGCTGCTGCTGTCGCTGGTTGTTTGGCTGCTGCTGTGGGCGCTGATTTCCGTTTTGCTGACCGTTTTGTTGGTTGTTTTGCTGCTGGCCCTGCTGCTCGTCTTGCGGTTTGCCGTCGAGCATGACCAGCTGCCCATCTACAGCGACCACAATTTCAGTGGTGTAAACATCATTGCCGGATTGGTTCTGCCATTTTCGCGTCTGCAGCTTGCCTTCCAGATATACCTTGGAGCCTTTGCGCAGGTATTGGCCGATAATTTCCGCCAGCTTTCCGAATATCACAACCTTGTGCCATTCAGTCTTTGGGACCGTCTGGCCTGTGTTTTTGTCTTTGTAGCTTTCATCTGTGGCTACGCTGATGTTGGCCACGGCGTTGCCGTTCGGCGTATAACGCACATCTGGATCTTGCCCCAGGTTGCCGATGATGATTACCTTGTTTACTCCGCGTGACATACATTTTCTCCTAGATTTACTGCCTGGTTGATAACGTCTGCTGCCGCGCGCCCAAATCTGGCGTGTCGACTCAATTCCAACAACTGAAGCCCATCTTCCAGCGGTACGCCCATGACATAGCGAACGAATACCGCCAACTGGAACAGGTGATTGCTGCTGGCCGTCTTGCGAGTTTCAAAGCTGTTGCCCCGCTGCAGGCTAATGCCAAGCTCCCCCCAAAATGCTGATTGGCTCATGCCAAGCTGGTTGCGCAATCTGCGAGTTACGCCTGGTGTCAGCTGCAAATAACTGGTCACAGGCGCTTTAGCTTTAACTTTTACAGCCATTTTACTGACTCCTTTCCTGTTTATCGGTAACTGATACAATTTACATTGTTTTGCAACAACGGAACAGGTTAAACAATAACTTTAGTCTTCAATAGCGCTTGATCTTGCGCAAAACTGTAACCATACTTGCGTTAGTTCGTCATTAGGCGACACTATCAAAAAAGAGGAAATGTTATGGAAAGGCAGATTTTAGAGTTTCAGACCGAAGCCGAATGGTTGGGCATGCGCAAAGCAAATTTGAACAGTACGGAAACCTCCGCTTTGTTCGGCGCCTCGCCCTACGTGACTGAATTTAGTCTGTACCACCTAAAAACGGGTCAGATTGGTGACGGCTTTGAAGCGAACGAACGGATGAAGTGGGGGAACCGGCTTGAGGCTGCCATTGCCGAGGGTGTGGCCGAGGACTACGGACTGGTTGTGGAGCCTTTCAAGGTGTACATGCAGCTTCCTGTAGAGCGCATTGGGTCCAGCTTTGATTACAAGGTTGTGGGCATCACTGCCGGCTTTGATGGTGACGAAACCTACCGCGACCTATTCCGTCAGTTTGGCGAAGGCATCCTTGAAGTGAAGAACGTTGATGGCTTCATATTCCGTAAAACCTGGTCGGATGATGGCGCCGATATCGAAGCGCCGCCGCACATTGAGTTTCAGGTACAGCACCAGCTGCTCGTATCTG